GACCAACAAACCAAAGCGTAAATATACCCGCCGCACTCCAGTTGAGCAAAAGCCAACGGATCAGGCGGTAACGACTGAGCATCAGGACTTTGAGGCCAAGATGGAAGAGCCTAAGTCTCTGCACGAGAACAATGCGCTTCCAATGCCGGAGGATAATGAATCCGGGCCTAGCCAAGTACCGGATGTTGCGCCCACAGGAGAGCCTACAGGGCATTTCGTCAATGAGCCTGAGATGACACGACGCCGTTCCACCAAGCTGTCTGACGATAAGCCGGAGCCGGAGCGCGAAGTTATTCCCAAGGCCTCATTGCTTGGCCATAATGAAATCACCGGACTTGTTCAGGAGGCTATCTGGGCGCACGACATGCAGGACGATGTGATGCGCTTCGATACCTTGGGGCGCAAATGGACCTTCCGGCCTGATCAGAACCTTGGCCACACGATATTCTACATTGAGTGTGCCATTCCGGCCCTGTCAGAGCACCGTGAGATGTCGAACAATCGCTTTGGTCTTGATGGTACGGGCGAAGAGATTGAGGCCATTATCAGGGCGCTGAATGAGGCTGTACGTTAGTGGAAAACGAATCCCCCGGCTATTACGACGAATATGAAAAGCGCTTTACCGAGTGGAACAAGTGCATTGATAGCCATTGGGGGCCTTTCCTCACAGAGGCGAAAGAGTGCTTTGACTTGGTCGCTGGCCATCAGTGGACCGAGGAAGAAAAGTCCCAGATGCAGGAGATTAGCAAAATCCCTGTGACGTTCGACCGTATCGGTGTGGTAGTGGATGCTGTGTCGGGATATGAAATCCAAACACGCCAAGAGGTGGCTTATCTGCCGCGCACAGTTGAGGATACAGCGGTTGACGATATCCTGACCAATGCGGCCAAGTGGGTCATGGATGGCTGCGATGGGGAGAGTGAGGAATCCGACGCCTTCCGCGATATGATTATCTGCGGCGTAGGGTGTACACAAACCATTGTAGACGTGGATGAAGACAGCCGCATTCTGATTGAGCGCCGTAATCCGATGGCCGTTCTGCCCGATCCGTCGTCACGCAAGGGAAACTTTGCTGACCGTAGGTATCAACGTCACCGCATGGTTATGTCTCGCGATGATGCCGAGGACTTCCTGATCGGTCTGGGTATCTATGACGAGGTGGACAATCTGGATGGTGATGAGAATGGTTATAAGCGCCCGACGATTGTTGATCCGCGCGTGCGCTATACCCATGGGATGCTTGGCGAGAATGATGATGGCGAAGTCACGCTTGACGAATGGGAATGGTTCGAGCGTGAAAAGAGCTACATGGTCAGCCATGAAGGCGAGGCTAAGCTGGTCGCTGCTGATGAGTTTGATGAGCTTTATGCTGCAAACCCTGGCATGGATCATGTTAGCACGCATACTAAGAAGTTTTATCGCGCCATTTGTAGCGGCGATCGTATCCTGAAGATGATGCCGCTTGAGGCTGGGACGTTCACGTATCGCTTCATGACGGGCAAGCGCGACCATAACAAGCGCATCTTCTATGGCATTGTACGGGCAATGAAAGACCCGCAACGCTGGGCTAACAAACTGTACAGTCAGCTGCTCGATGTCATGCGCAAGTCTGCCCAAGGCGGCTTGCTGATGGAAAAATCAGCCGTAGATGACATTCAGCAGTTTGAACAGTCCTATACTGGCAACGGCACCACATGGGTTCAGGATGGCGCTTTAGCTAACAAGCGCGTTCAGGAAAAAACACCTCCAGCTTATCCGCAAGGCATGGACAGGCTGATGGAGGTGGCTGTTTCGTCTATTCGGGATACCACTGGCATCAATCAGGAGATGCTTGGTCTGGCTGGACGTGAGCAGGCTGGCGTCCTTGAGCATCAGCGCAAGCAGGCGGCAATGGGGATTCTGGCCCCCTTCTTCGATGCCCGCACGCGGTATCATCATGAGCAGGGCAAATTGCTCCTCCAGATGATGAAGCTATATATCTCTGAAGGCCAATTAATACGTATTGTTGGCAAGGACGGTTCGCCTGAATATGTGCCGCTGGTGTTCAAGGATGATACCATTGAATACGATGTCATCGTTGATGAAGCGCCGACCTCACCGAACCAAAAGACGGCTGTGTTCCAGCTTATGATGCAGCTAATGCCCGTCATGGCAGAGGCCAACCTGCCAACGACATGGTGGCAGGAGTTTGTCACCTATTCCCCGTTCCCCGCCTCAATGTCTCAGAAATTGAACGCGGCGCTTACGCAGGCCGACGAGGAAGACAAAAAAAGCCAAGCCGCACAAGCGCAGATGCAACAGCAAATGATGCAGATGCAGGCCCAGCTAGAGGCCCTGGTTAAGCAATCAGAGGCTAATCGCAACAATGCCGCTGCCGAGCATTCCAAGGCGCAGGCTGGTAATCTGATGGCCGATGCGCAGCGCACACAGGTCGAGACACAGACCGGGGCTATTCAGTCCAATATCGACGCGGCACATATCGCGTCTCAGACACGGTTAAACGACGCCAAGGCTGGGGAATCTCTGGCCAAGACTATTCAGATGATTAACGGAGGTGATGAATAATGACACATTTAAATGACACGGGGTCAAGTGAAGATTCTGCAAATTGTAAGGCAACTGATATTGATATCGCAAAATCAGCGTTATTTGATGAGCGAGCGAAGATGGCGGCTAGGATTGCCGATGAGCTTAACATTTATGCTCGCAGGGGTGTTTTAAATATGCATCGCTCACAGGCGTTAACTCGTCTGATAGATGAATATGCATACCTTTTTGGAGGCGAATAATGGTTACGGAAACTGAAGTCGAGTCCTACGAATCCGAGAATGACACGGATACGGGCGCTGACCCTGAAGAGGAAGACGAGGGCGCGGAAGGTGAGGTGGAGGAAAAGGCGGAGCCGGTAGTCGATTACAAAGCCAAGTATGAAGAGGTCGATAAGATCAATTCGGATAAGGCTAAGGCGCTTAGTGCCGAACGGGCGCGCCGTGCCAGCGCCGAGCGTCGTCTCTTGGCTATGGAGTCTGAATTAAAGGCTTTGAAGGCCCCAAAGTTTGAGATTCCGGACCCATCCGAGGACCCAATTGGTGCTCTAGAGGCTATGAAACAGGCGCTGATTGAGCAAAACAAGCCGAAGAAGGCCGATCCGGCACAGGAGCATCAGGCCCGCGTGTCTGAATTGCAGGCGATGGAGGCTGAGTATGCGGCTGAAAACCCGGAATATAACGACGCCGCGCAATTCTTCGGTCAGCACCTGAGGGCAGAGCTTGAGGAACAGGGCCTTTCGGGTGCTGACTTGGATACAGAGTTTGGCGCTCAGTTGATGAAGTTGGTAGCTAATGCCGAGAAAGCCGGAAAGCATCCGGGCGATGTCGTGATGGCTCTGGCCAAGAAAAACGGCTTTAATAAGCAGTCAATTGACAAATCAGTGAAAAAGATTGATACAATGAAAGCTGCAAAGGCGGCAACGTCTATTGCGAGTGCTCCATCTGTAGGTGAGCGCAATGTTTCTGTTGAATCGGTTTTGAAACTGAAGCCAGGAACACCGGAGAGAGCCAAGGCTTTTGCCCGGTTGCGCGAAGAAGCCTTAAGGGCAGAGCGCTCCGCGTAATCCCCACGCACGGGGAGCGGCAATATTGGCCTCGTAGGCCTCCACGAACGGAGGCGCGGTGAGAAATCATCACGTCTTTCCTTTCATCATGGAGGCCTTAAATGGCATTTACCTCATATGGCGTTAACGCCCCCGAAGCCGTAAAGCTTTGGTCTGAAACCCTCTTCGAAGAAGCTCTGAAAGCCACTTGGTTCGACAAGTTCATTGGCGATTCGGACTCTTCAATCATTCAGCGCAAGTCGAACTTCAAAAAGTCTGCCGGTGACCGTCTTACCGTCACCCTGCGTATGCAATTGACCGGTGACGGTGTGCTTGGCGATGCTACCCTTGAAGGCAACGAAGAAGCGCTGACCACCTACACCGACAACCTTCTGATTGACCAGCTTCGCCACGCTGTCCGCTCCGGCGGCAAGATGACTGAGCAACGCATCCCGTGGTCGATCCGTGAGGAAGCCAAGGACGGTCTGCGCGACTGGTGGACGAACCGTTTCGACACGGTCATGTTCAACCAACTGTGTGGCGCTACCTTTGTCACCGACGCCCGCTATACCGGCAACAATGCGATTATCGCTCCGGCGGCTACCCGCATTTATCGCCCGAACTCACGCGCCAATGACCAGTCGCTGACAACCGGCGACGAAATGACCCTGCAACTGATCGACCAATTAGTTGCGCAGGCCAAGCTTGCCACGCCGGTGTTCCGTCCGATCATGTGGAAGGGTAAGAGCTATTACGCAATGGTTCTGCATACGAACCAAGTCGTACAGCTTCGCACCAATACGTCAACCGGCCAATGGCTGGATATCCAGAAGGCCGCAATGACCGGTGGTCTTGTGGCTGATAACCCGATCTTCACGGGCGCGCTCGGTGTTTACAATGGCGTTGTGCTGTTCGAAGATGTCCGCATCACTCAGGGCGTCAACTCGTCTACCGGCGCTGCTGTCACCAATACCCGTCGCGCTGTCTTCCTTGGCGCTCAAGCTGGCGTTCTTGGCTTTGGCAAGGGCATGGGTGAGTCTTCGATGGACTGGAATGAGGAACTCTTCGACTACGGCAATCAGTTGGGCGTTTCGGCGGGTTCGATCTTTGGCTTCAAGAAGACTGTCTTCAACTCGCTGGACTTCTCGACGCTCGTCCTCGCAACCTATACCGCTTAAGGAGCAAGTCACATGACGACGACTGCACGCAAAATCCACCAGTATGTACCGAATCATGTCGGTTTTACGGTGAACTACAACACCGCCGGTATTACAGCCGGGGTCGAGTTTCCCAATCGCATTCCGGCTGGCTCTGTGATCAACACTGTCACGGTTATCAACGATGTGGCCTTTAACGGCACGACTTCGGTTGCGCTGAACGTCGGCTATACTCCTACCGGTAGCGATCTAATCTCGGCTATGGACGTTCGTACCGCTCGCTCGCGTAACGACACCAATACACCGATTGCCTCTAACCCGTATCGTTCGGCTGATACCCAAATCTATGCCTCGCTTGTCTTCGGCGGCACTGTAGGTACGGCTGGTACGGCCTACATCGTCGTGGAATATTTCCCAGTGGTCGGTTAAGTTTAGTGCCGGAGCGGGATGCGTCAATTTCCCGCTCCATTTCTATTTCAGGTGATGAATGGCGAACCTCGCGGATTTAAAAACACGTATCATCACCGAAGTGAACCGCGATGACCTTGCGGACGATCTGGCGACTGAGTTGAACACCCTGATTGCCCAGGCCATTGATGAATACGCGGTTACTCCCTTTTGGTTTAACAGCTTCACGCGTTCGGACATTTCAGCGGTTGTGGGCTCTCAATTCGTCACCATTCCCGATAATGTCAGAGACATTCAGTGGGTATGGGTCCTGATCGGTGGCACGCGCTACACAATGCGTAAATTGCCGGAAACCGAGATTATTTATCTCTATACGACGCCTATAAATGGCCAGCCTACAGATTATTCACAGGTCAATCAAACCCTGCATATCTGGCCTACCCCGAATGTAGCTTATCCCCTGATCATGCAGGTGGTGCAGGACGTATTCCCGGCGCTGGACTATAGCGACGATACGTCATCGAATGAATGGACCAATATAGGCGCTCCTCTGATCAAGGCCTGTGTGAAAAAGATGCTTTATCGCGATCAATTCAGGGATCAGTTTGGTTATCAAATGGCTGTGTCGGACGAAAACGAGGCATATTCCAAGCTCAGGGGCGAGAGCAATAAGCGCATAGGAACCGGAAGGATGGCAACATCATGGTAAA